TTTAAGTAATCCTGCCGGATCATGTGGGCATAGCCGTTTTCGATATACGCCAGATATACGAAGTCAGGGGCTTTCATCTTGTCGGACCGCCTGTAGGTCACAGCCAGCGATCCTAACCCCGGCCGCCGCCAGAGATCGTAGGGCTGAAGTTCTGTCCCTTGCTCAATATACCGACGTGTGCGTTGCACAACCAGGTTGATTCTGGGGTCAGCATTTTCGGCCTTGGTTTGCTGCAGATTTTTGATTTTTTTTAAGATGGATGGGGGGATAACACGCATTTAACCGCCCCCCGTCACAAGCAGAAGTATTTTGCAGCGATACACAGCGTTTTCGGGTGTGCCCGATCCTCTTACCTGATCCCACTCTGGATTTCCGCTGATGACACCGGTGTATGCCTTGCCGTGCCGTTCCAGGAGAAGGACTGTCTTTAGCGCGGCATAGCTGTCAATCTGCTGCTGTTTGGTAGCCGGTACAAGAAACTCCAGATCGTATGATCTGCGGGGATCACCGATTGTCTGTACGTGCCACTCGCCGGAAAGGAGTACATTCTGGACTTCGGTCGTCTCTTGGATCGGCTTTGCCAGAATAACCTTTTCCGATATAAGAGTGCCGTTGCTGGATACTCTTAAACGCGTTCTCATGCCCGCACCTCCTGCAGGAGCTTCTCAAGTACGATATCCACTACGCCGGAGAGCTGTCCCTGGTCGTTCACACCTTCGACGCGGATGGTTCCGGAGTGACGGATTTCCTGCGATCCGGTTGTTTCCTGTGTTTTCGCGGGTAATGCTGGTGCTGCCCCAACGTCGGCCATCGCTGTTTTGAGATTGCTCGTAAGCGACGGACCGAAACTCTTGCTCATCTCCGTTTTTAAGAGATCAGCGCGATCTGCGATATTGTCCATCGCCCGCTCAAGGTAAGACGGGCTGCTTATGCCCAAGCCTTTTTTAAAGCCATCCCATAAGTTACCAGCGATCTTCCTTGCATTTCGGTACAGAGTACCGCCAATATTTAGGAGCTTGCTGGATGTCTGGACTAGGACATTCCACACCTTCCCGGGGAGGTCTCTGATGAAGCCGATAAAGCCGTTGACCATGCTTCTGCCAGCATTGACCGCGTTATTGTAAACGCCCGATACGAAGCCGGGGAATTTGGCTATTGTGCTTGAAAGGTACGCCCAGACTCTTCCGGGGAGCTGGGAGAAAAAGCTGATGATATTGTTTAGGAAATTCGACCCTGCGGCGATTGCATTTTGCCTGATATTTCCCGCCCAGGCAATGATATTAGCTCTCGTGTTGACTAGCCATGCCCATACTTTGCCGGGAAGCTCCTTGAAAAACTGGATCACGTTTGCAACGAAAGTTTGTCCTGCTTCAAGTGCTTTCTGCCCCATCTGAACCGCCCAATCAGCAACTTTCTGGATTGTCGCCAGCAGCCACTCCCAGATACGTCCGGGCAGACTGGCGAACCACAGGACCGCTTCTATGATCCAGCGGACAAGGGTGCCGAGTGCGAAGCCCAGCATAAACGGCAGGTCTTCAAGGAAAAACTTTGCCAATGTTTGGGGAAGGTTCTGGAAAAACTCTACTATGGCATTTATGGCGTTGAAAAAGGTTGTTTTGACGCTCTCCCAGAGATTGATGGCAAACGTTTTGATTGCCTCACAGACGTTGAAGAATGTCGTTTTTATGCCTTCCAATAGATTGGCGAAAAATTCTTTGAGCTTATCCCAGTTTTTATAGATCAATATGACGGCCGCAATTAGCGCAGCAACGACTATAAATATCCATCCGGGGATCGACATCAGTACCCCAATAAAAGCGCCGACAGCCTTAACTACCAGGCTGACAATAGGTACTACACCTTTCAGTAGCGGACCTATTTTCCCTATTGGGGGAGCTAGTTTCGCAAATAAGGGAGCCATTTTCCCCAGCAGGGGCAAGAATTTGCCGACAGCGGTTATGATGTTGCCGAAGAAGATCAGCAGCGGACCGACGGCAGCTATGATCAACGCGACGTTTATGATGAGCTGCTTTGCTCCGGGGCTAAGCTTGTCAAGGCGTTCGCTGAGATTGCTCAAAACACCTACCACTTTTTCGACAATAGGCAGTAATAGATCTCCAAACTGGATTGCGACGTCAACTAGCCTGTTCCGCATTATCTGCAGACGTGATTCTGTCGTCTTGTACCGTTGTTCTGCTTCTTTTGTGAGAGCGTTGTTCTCTCCCCAAGCCTCTGTCCCAAGATCAATCGCGTCATTAAAGAGATCGCCCGCTCCAGCCGCACGCAGAAGGGCATCACGAAGTCGAACTTCAGTTATGCCCATATCGTCCAGGATTTTAATTGCACTCATGCCGCGATCTTCTGCGGTGGAAAGTCCGCTAATAAAAGATATAATCGCACCTGCCGCATCGTCACGGAATGCCTTTTGGAATTCGCCGCTGCTCATACCGGCAACCGCTGCGAACTCTGTTAATCTTTCGCCTCCCTGCTCAACCGCAAGCTGCATATCAACCATGACTTTTGATATTGCAGAGCCGCCAGCCTGCGACTCGATACCGACAGAGGAAAGAGCACCGGCGAAAGAAAGAATCTCGGCTTCTGACATCCCCACCTGCTTACCTGCACCAGCCAGCCTCAGCCCCATATCGACGATTTCTGATTCTGTTGTCGCCAAGTTGTTCCCCAGCGCGACAATAACAGATCCTAATCTGTCAAAATCAGTCTGTGGCATCTGCGTAATGTTTGCCAACCGAGCCAAGGCCGTTGCCGCATCGGTAGCGCTCATGTTCGTCGCAGCACCCAGGTCGGACATAACGCGGGTGAAGTCTAAAATATTCGGTACCTCAATACCCAACTGCCCAGCTGCCTCTGCTACTCCTGCAATCTCGGTTGCGGTGGTAGGAATCTCCTTGCTCATGTCGCGGATGCCTTTTTCTAGCATCTCGAACTCCTGACCGGTCGCGTCCACGGTTTTCTCTACCCCGGCAAAGGCAGATTCAAAATCTATTGACGATTTCACGGCAGCGGTTCCGAGGGCGACAACAGGCGCGGTGACTTTCATCGACAGGTTCTTGCCTGCGTCGGTCATGCCCCCTCCAATGCCTTGCAGTTTCTTCCCCGCGGTTTCCATTTTGTCGCTGAAGGCTTTAGAACTATCGGCAGTATCTCTAAACTGCTTTTCTAGCTTCTTTAGATCTTCCTCTGTCTTGATTACTTCTCTTTGCAAAGCGCGATATTGATCTTCTCCGATTTCTCCGCGCTCAAACTGCGCCTGCACTTGTTTCTCAGCTTCCTTGAGTGTTTCCAGCTTTTTTTTAGTGTTCTCAACGGATTCTGCAAGGACTTTTTGTTTCTGCGCGGCAAGATCGGTGTTCTTTGGATCTAGCTTCATGAGACGATCGATCTGTCTCAACTCGCTTTGCAGGCTTTTTGCCGTACCGGTTACGCCTGACAGCGCCTTTGTAAGCGGACCCGTATCGCCGCCGATCTCTATTGTCAGTCCTTTTATTGTACTTGCCATATCCTCACATCCCCGCAGGAATCACATAGAGCAAGATAAAGATACTAACTAGCTCACTCCTAAAACCTATCGAAGTCTGCCTGCGTTGCAATATGGACTTTGCCGCCCTTTGCAGCGCTTTCTATTTCTTCTTTGTCGAGATTCGCGTTGTTCCACGTGATGATATACCCGAAGATCATGCCTGGAGTTAATATTTCAAAATCGCGTAAAGTAAGACCCCTCTCAAGAGCACGGACGACAAGAAGCTCCGTTGTCATTTCGAGAGGGGCGTTATCGTTTTCTTCTACTTTTTTTTTGGTTGCTCTGTCGCGCTCATGGTGCTTATGATCATGTCCTGAACTTCAGGTAGGATGTCTCCAATCGGGAACTCGTTAAAGGTGTCCAACCACTCCATCGGCGGCGGGATGCTGGGATCTGCCGTCTTTGCCAGCGTCCAGACTAGATTAAAAAACACTTCCAGGTCAATAGCGCTGGGGTTGACAAGCTTCCCCTTTTTATTGACCGCATCCTGGAGCTTGAAGATGTCCTGCAGCGCGTCTCTTTGAAACTGTGTCTTATAACGAAGCAAATAGGCACCGGTGCTTTTGAATTTCACCTGGCGCCCGTCGATTGTCAGTATTTTTTCCATGTTGCCACCTAAGCCGTCACGTTGATCGTGACTGTAACGGCGTTCCCTTTGTTAAATTCCAGCATGACGGAATATGCTCCGTTATCCAGCGCGGTAAGATACGCTTCGGATATGGTTACGTCTACGCCGGAAACGGTAAGATGGACGCCTGGTATCGGCGCGCCGCTTAGGTACGCGTTCTTTGCAGCGTTGGTCGCGACGGTCGAAGTGACGTCAATTTCCACATCGGCGGGATCGGCCTTGCTAAAGGTAAGGGTGCCGATCGCGACAGAGTTTGCCGGCGCGTCTTTCAGGTAGACGGCGCTGAAGAAGTTGTCATACCCTGTGGTATCTTGGGTTATCTTCGCCTTCACATCGCGGGTGTCGATAGCAGGACGCGCCGTAATATCCATGCTGTCAGTCTTAGGTTCTTTTGTTCCGGTTCTGGTTTCGCTTTCCAGGTTGGGTCTGGTTGGGATTACGCGGTATAAGACGTGCCTTGTCTTTTTTGCGTCGCCGTCAAATTCAAAAAGCAGAGCGAATTTCTTGGTCTTTGCATCAGCGTTTTCGATCAACGCTCCATTACCATCGACGGTGTCTCCTAGGATATCAACGCGGAACTCGTCGGGGATTAGTGCCATTTCCAGGCTACCCTCGTACCCGTTGTTTGTGGATTCCTCGAAGTATGTTGCATCGTCGGCGTAAAACTGTTCACTGTCACCGGCGGCGTCCAAGGATAGATTCACCGCACCAGGAATATGTTTGGGCGTGCCGTATGTCACTATATCGCCCTCGGCTTCAAATATGGGTGCATAGTGTACATTTTTGAGCCCGTATTTCACTTTATTTTTACCCATCAGTTACACTCCTCTCTTGATGGTGCCCACCACCGCGGCGGCCATCTCGTTTATACTTTTTTCGTGTACTTTCTTCATGAAGGGATTACCGCGGACGGAAGAATATTCCAAGATATTGGTGAGGGGGATAGTGCCTTTCTTTCCCTTTACCATCTTGGTGTTGTGTACAAAACGAGAAAGTTTGTATTTCCGTCTCGACCCTCTCCACTTCTTTTTGAAATCGCCCGTCCTGCTGGGGCTTCCGGCTTTCATATTTTTAATCAGCACTTTTTCCGCCGCGTCTAGCCCTTCTTCGGTAGCGATATAAACCGTCTCGCCGTATTCTTCCAGGATGTCAAATATCGCATCTTGCAGATCTTCGATCTTGATATGTGCATACTCGCCCATGGTGCTCATTGGATCACTCTCCAGTAATCGCACTCAAAAACGGTCACTCCGTACCCGATACCGTCAACGTCGCCGATGTTTATGCCTGAAGAATACGGC